AGCATCTGACTCATTCAAGAGAGCATGCTTCAATTGGGGAATCGGCAGGGAATTGTACACATCACCTTTCATTTGGATTCCTGCTGACAAGTGTGACATCAAAGACGGCAAGAACGGCTCAAAACAGTGTTTTGACAAATTTGAAGTCGAGAAAATCATCATTGAAAACAAGCGCATCACTGCTCTTGCAATATGGAACACAACGAAGAACATTCGTGCTTTTGTTTGGCAGAGGAATGCTCAATGAAGTTGACAGGGCGCATTGTTGATGCAAATGTTGACTTCGTGACAGGCATTCCGAAGATAACTCTTGCAATCAATGAGAAGAACGATTTTCTGCAAGGATATGACGATCTGAAAGACATCGAGAAGTTGTCAATCGAAATCAAGAAATACCGAGCGAAGCGGTCACTCGATGCGAATGCATATGCATGGGTGTTGATTGACAAGATTGCAGAGAATCAAGGTGTCAAAAAAAGAGAAGTCTATCGAGAATCGGTCAGAAACATCGGCGGAAATTCAGTGATTGTCTGTGCCGAGAATGAAACAGTTGAGGGACTCTGCGAGGGTTGGGAAAGAAACGGCATCGGCTGGCAGACAGACACATTTCCAAGCAAGATTGACAATTGCACGAATGTCATTCTCTATTATGGCTCAAGTGTCTATGACACGAAGCAGATGTCACTGCTTCTTGACAACTTGATTCAAGACTGCAAAGCACTCGGCATTCAGACAGAAACACCTGAAATGATTGCAAAAATGAAATCACTATGGAAAGAGGGCAAATGAATGAACATTGAAGAGCGCATCAAATATGCAGAAAGCAGAAGAGATGATTCAATCATCAATGGCACAATCAACGATGTTGTGTATTGGAACGGCTACATTGACGGACTCAAAGCAGTGCAGAGAGGTGTGAAGAATGGCTGAAAGCATCATTCAGAAAGACAAGACAAGATGCTTCTTGTGCGGAATGGTCGGCTATATCGAGCCGCTTGACAAGCATCACATCTTCGGTGGCGCATTGCGAAGCAAGTCTGAAAAATACGGCTTGACAGTTTATCTGCATCACAACAAATGTCACATCTTCGGAGAGAACTCTGTTCACAAGAATGCACAAATCAGTCGCAAATTGAAAGCACTCGCACAGAAAAAAGCAATGGAACACTACAATTTGACAGCGGAAGAATTCCGCAAACTATTCTACAAAAATTATATTTGAAAGGAACAAAAATCATGGCAAATTTTAATTTCAACAAAGTAATTCTCGGCGGCAGACTCACAGCAGATGCAGAGCTGAAACAAACACCAAGCGCAGTCTCTGTGACATCATTCAGCATCGCAGTCAATCGCAAGGGAAAAGAAGCGCAGACAGACTTCATTGATGTTGTCGCATGGAGACAGACAGCAGAATTCATCAGCAAGTATTTCAAAAAGGGAAGCAACATCTGCATTGTCGGCTCGATTCAGAAAAGAGAGTGGACTGACAACAACAATCAAAAGAGATATGCGACAGAAGTCATTGCAGATGAAGCCTATTTCGTAGATTCAAAGAGTGATGCTTCAAGCGGTGATGCGCCTGCATTCAACGCAACACAAACACCGAAATTCGAAGAAATCGCAAATGATGATGACTTGCCATTCTGAAAGGAGAGCAAATGAACGCAGTTTTAATTAGCATAAAGCCGAAATGGTGCGAGCTTATCGCAAGTGGCAAAAAGACGGTTGAGGTTAGAAAGACCAAGCCGAAAATTGATGTGCCTTTTAAGTGCTATATTTACGCATCGCAACCTAAAAAGTGGTTTAGGTTTAGTGATTTTGGCTATGCGAGTGATGAAAGTTTATGGTTGTCAAATGGCAAAGTGAAAATGTGCGACGGCTTTGAGTTTTGGGCTGACGAAACGGAATATTGTTGCTTAAACGGCAAAGTAATAGGCGAGTTTGTGTGCGATAGGATACAAGAAATTACCTATACACAAATATATAATTTTGGCAGATATAAAGATGTATGCGAAGCAGAAACAAGGCTTGATTTTTATACACTTGACGATTACTTAAAACAAAAAAACGGCTACGGTTGGCACATTTCAAATCTTGTAATCTATGACAAGCCGAAAGAGTTGGGCGAGTTTTATGTCGAGGGCGATTGCGATTGTATGAATTGCAAAAAATGTTATTGGTTTGACAAGGGCAATGGCTTCAATGTCGAGGACGATTGCAATCTTGCCTATAAAGGTATGGCAGAACATAAATCGTTCAAGTCAATAACAAGACCGCCACAAAGTTGGTGCTATGTTGAGGAATTGAAAGGAGAACAGCAATGACAGAATTTGAACTTGAAATGTGTTGGAAAGACATTCCGACAGAAAAAGAGTGTGCTGTGACATATGATGAATTACGCATCATTTGGAATTGCAGTGAAAGAGGAGCAAGAGCAATCTTGCATGAATTGAGTCTGTATGACAGCGGAGATGACTTCATTCTCATCAGATCATCAAAGAACAAAGGATTCTATCGCACAGACAACAGAGAAGAAATGCAAGCATACAAGCGAGAATGTCTTGCAAAAGGCAGAAGCATCTTTGCACCGATAAAGAAAATCAATCGAGTGCTTGACGAAGATGATGCGCAATTCAGTCTCATCAACAACATGAGAGTGATGCGAGAGAAATGCGGACTGACACAGACAGAAGTCTGCGAGAAAATCAATGACATCGGACTTGACAAATTCTTGCTTTCTAAAATGGAGAACAACATCTGTCTTCCGACTGATTTTCAATTGCATCGTCTCGCTGCTTTGTATGGCTGTAAAGCGCACGATTTGATTGACAGGAGCATTTGCTTGCTTGAAGCATAAAAACCGCAGAAAACCGTGTTGCAACAAACGAGAGGGAGATTCAAATGGCAGAAGTTAAATGGATAAAGATTGTCACAGATGTTTTCGATGATGAAAAAGTGATTTTGATTGAATCGATGCCCGAAGCAGACAGCATCATTGTCATATGGTTCAAGTTGCTGTGTCTTGCAGGGAAGCAGAATCGAGACGGATTCTTGATGCTGAATGACAAACTCGCATACACAGAAGAGATGCTTGCGACAGTATTCAGAAGACCGCTCAACACTGTGAGACTTGCATTGAAGACTTTTCAGCAATTTCAAATGATTGAAATCATTGACGGAACAATCTGCATCGCAAATTGGGAGAAACATCAAAACATCGACAAACTCGCTGAATTGCGAGAATACAACAGATTGGCTCAACAGAAATCGAGAGCGAAAAGAAAACTTCTTTCTGCTGGCAAAAGTGATGTCAATGACAGTCAAGAAAATGTCAATGACAGTCAAGGCACAGATATAGAAGAAGAGAAAGAAGAAGAAAAAGAAAAGAAAAAAGAGAATGTGAAAAGATTCTCACCGCCAACAATCGAAGAAGTCAAAGCATACTGTGCTGAACGAAAGAACAATGTCGATGCACAGAGATTCGTTGACTATTACACTTCAAATGGTTGGCTTGTAGGCAAAAACAAAATGAAAGATTGGAGAGCTGCTGTGCGAACATGGGAAAGAAACAACTCATCTTCAAGCAAAAACAGCAACATCGCAGTCAATAACAATGCATCAAATGACCTTGATGACATCTTTTGAGAAAGGAGCAAGCAATGACAGAACAGCAAGAACTTGAAATCTTGATGTCAGCATACACAAAAGCAGAACTCGCTCGAATGTATTTGAAACTGCTGAAAGAGAAAGAGAGGAAAAACAATGAACATTGCGAAATTCATTGACGGAGTCGAAAAGAAAGCCGCAGACAGCATCAGAGCAGAGCAAGGTGACTATGAATTCAACGGACTTCTTCACTGTCACAAGTGCAACACTCCAAAGCAGACAAGAGTGATGCTTTTCGGAGAAGAGAGAAAGCCGATGTGTCTCTGCAAATGCGAGAGCGAAAGGCGAGAAAGAGAAGAAGCAGAGCGCAAACGCATTGAGAGAGTGAGAGAGATGCGAAGAGCATGTTTCAGAGAATACAAAATGCAAGAATGGGACTTCGCACATGATGACGGAGACAGCAGTCAGATCATCAACATTGCGAAGAATTATGTCGAGAATTTTGAGAGAATGCTTCAAGACGGAAAAGGACTGCTTCTGTTCGGCACAGTCGGAAACGGAAAGACATTTGCTTCTGCATGCATCGCAAATGCGCTGATTGACAATGGCTTTCCTTGCAAACTTGAAAAACTCTCTGACATTGCACAAGACATCTTTGACGGCAAATTGAGTCCTCACGATTTGAACAAATTTGCTCTGCTTGTGCTTGATGACATAATGGCAGAGAGAAAAACGGAATACATGCAGGAAATCATCTTCAATGTCATTGACACAAGATGCAAAGCAGGCTTGCCGCTGATTGTCACTTCAAACTTGACAGCAGAGCAAATCAAGAATCCTGCTGACCTTGCCTATCAGCGCATTTTCAGTCGGTTGCTTGGAATGTGTGTTCCGATTGAAGTCAAGGGCGAAGACAGAAGAAGAAAAGCATTGAAAGACTCTTTCGGAGAATATTCAGATTTGCTCGGCATCAATGTGTCAAATCGTCACTAAAAGAAAGGAATTGAGACATGAACATCGAAGAATTCGTGAATGCGACACAAGACATGTATGCACAAGATGCGATTTACAAAGCAGAAAGACAGATTGCGAGGCATTCAAAGATTGCTTGCTCAATCAGTGGCGGCGCAGACAGTGACATCATGCTCGATTTAATTCACAAGATAGACACCGAAAAAAAGACAGAATATGTCTTCATGAACACAGGTCTTGAATACGAAGCAACGAAAAGACATCTGAAATATCTTGAAGATAAATACAAAATCAAAATCACAAGATTGAGCGCAACAAAGCCGATTCCGCTTGCTTGCAAAGAATATGGAGTGCCGTTTTTATCGAAAAGAGTGAGCGAGATGATTTCTCGATTGCAAAAGCACAATTTCAAGTGGGAAGATGAGCCGTTTGAAATTCTCATCGAAAAATATCCGAAATGCAAAGTTGCGCTGAAATGGTGGTGCAACTGTTACGGCGGCAAAGAAAACAGAAAAGCCAGCAGTTTTGACATCAACTATAACAAATATCTCAAAGAATTCATGATTGAGAATCCCCCTGCATTCGCAATTTCTCCGAAGTGTTGCACATGGGCGAAGAAGCATGCTCTTGTGAACTATATCAGCGAGAAAAACGGATTTGATATGTCTTGCATAGGAGTGAGAAAAGCAGAGGGCGGCGCAAGGTCAACTATATATAAAAATTGCTATTCAGAGGGCATCGGAAAAATTGACCAATACAGACCGCTGTTTTGGTTTGATGACAATTCAAAACGCATCTATGAAGCGGCGCATGATATAAAGCACAGCGATTGTTATGAAGTGTGGGGAATGAAGCGCACAGGTTGTGCAGGCTGCCCATTCGGCAGAGACTTTGAGAAAGAACTTGATTTGATTCAAAAGCATGAGCCGAAATTGTTCAAAGCCGTCAACAACATCTTCGGTGATTCGTATGAATACACAAGAAAATATCGTGAATATCAAAAGATGATGAAAGAAAAGAGAGTGTGATCTGAATGAATGAGTTGCTCATTGATGCGCAGTTGCCCTCTCTGAATCAATATCAAAATGCTTGCCGTTCACATTGGAGCAAAGGCGCAGAATTCAAGAAGAGCATCGAGTCTCTCATCGGTTGGAGCATCAAGAGAGCAATCTTGCAGAAGCAATTGCACAAAGTTGAAAAGCCTTGCGAAATTCACATTGAATGGCATGAGAAGACAAAGCGGCGAGATGTTGACAACATACAGTCAGCGCAGAAATTCATTCTTGATGCGCTTCAAAAATTCGGAGTCATCAAGAATGACAGTCGCAAATATATCAAACAAATACATCACACAGTCATCGATGACAAGAGAGATTTCGTGATTGTGAGATTTGAAGAAAAGGAGAAATGAAATGGAAAACGAAGTCGGAAAATTGGTTGAAGCGGCTCTGCGCAGAGATGAAGAGATTCGCTTTCATTACAATCACAGCGGAGACGAAAAAAACATTTTATACAAACGAGCAGACACGATTCCGAAAGTCGCATATTTGTGTGACCGCAGGAAATGTGAAAAGTGCAATCCCGAATGCACACACACAACAGACATCAAGCATGCAGTGAATTTTCGCTTGCATGGCACAGTGTTTGAAGAATCTCGCAAAATAGACTTTCGCCCTTTTTGCGCTGTGCTATACACTGCATCTCCGTCTGAATGCCTTGTGGGTGAATACAGAGCAGGGTGCGGAATCAATGAACACAACAGTCCTTGCAAATGGTGCAGAGATTGCGTGTTTGGTATAAAGAATTAAAAGGAGAATGAAAAATGAAAATCATTGAGAAAAGAATTGAAGAGTTGATTGAATACGAAAACAATCCGAGACACAATGAAGCGGCAATCGGAAAAGTGGCTGCAAGCATCGAAGCATTCGGATTCAAAGTGCCGATTGTGGTTGACAAAGACAATGTCATTGTGTGCGGTCACACTCGAAAGAAAGCGGCAGAAAGGCTCGGAATGCAGACTGTGCCTTGCATCATTGCTGATGACTTGACAGATGAGCAAATCAAGGCATTCAGACTCGCAGACAATAAGACAAGCGAATTCGCAGAGTGGGATTTTGACAAATTGAGTGAAGAACTTGCAGAGCTGCGTGACATGGACTTCGACATGCTTGCATTCGGCTTTGACAATTTTGAGATTGAAGAGCCGAAAGAGATTGTCGAAGATGAGATTCCCGAAGTTGACGAGGAATCCGAGCCGATGACAAAACTCGGTGATATATGGCAGTTGGGCAGACACAGACTGATGTGCGGAGACAGCACCGACAAGACAACTGTTGAGAAGTTGATGAATGGAAAAAAGGCTGACATGGTATTCACCGACCCACCTTATGGCATGAATCTTGATACTGATTTCAGCGGCATGAAAAACAATCTTGATTTTGCAAAATCGAAAAATTTCACAGGTGGCAAAAAATATGAGCAGGGCAAGGTCGATGATTTCTGTCCCGAAATGATTGATGCGGTTTTGTCTATCGATGCAAAAGAAATGTTTTTGTGGGGAGCGGATTATTTTGCCGAGTTGCTCCCGAATAAGAATGACGGCAGTTGGATTGTGTGGGACAAGAGAGCGAACGGAAATGATGATGTCGAAGAAGATTATTCAAGTGACAAAATGTATGGAAGTTGCTTTGAATTGTGTTGGAGCAAAAACAAACATAAGAGAGACATTGCGAGAGTCAAGTGGGCAGGTGTTTTCGGAACAGAGCAAGAGTTTGACCACAAGAGACATCACCCAACTCAAAAGCCGATAAAACTTGCGGAATGGTTCTTGAAAAGATACAGCAAAGACGGACATGTTGTCATTGACTTGTTCGGCGGCAGTGGCTCAACTCTCATTGCCTGCGAACAATTAAATCGCACTTGCTTCACAATGGAACTTGACCCGAAATATTGCGATGTCATCATCAAGAGATGGGAGACTCTCACAGGAGAAAAGGCGGTGCTTTTAAGTGAATAACTTTTCATATACTGTGGTTGATTGCTATAAAAGAAAGCCGATTCTTGTGACAAAATCACCCTCAAAAGCAAAAGAACTGCTTGAAAAGGGAGTCAAGATTGAAATATGGCACAAAAACAATTTGATTCAAACTGTGTATAAAAGGAACGAGCGGCTCATGGCGGCATATATCGAAATGCAGGAGAATGCGGAAGATAAGATGAAAGCGAGATGCAAAATTGAAAGTCACTTCAAAGACCTCACAACGCAACAATACAAGGTGTTGATTGGTCTTGTCAACAGCGGTGACATCGGTGGAGCAATGAAAGGACTGAATAAGATTTTGAGACGAAACAGCAGGAAAGTGTGAAGTCAAAAAAAGAGGAGTGGGAAACTGCTTCTCTTTTTTGTGTCAAAATGAAACAAAACTGTTGCACTTTGAGTCAGTGAATGATATTGTTAGAGAGTAGCAAACACACATACGAAAAGGGGAAACAAAATGAACATTGAACTTGCACACGAACTTGAAGAAGCAATTGACATCTACAATGACGGAGTCGATGAAGATGAACGCATCTATTGGTGGGACATACTGAATGAGATGAATGACTTGACAGACGATGCAGAAGTCATTCGAGTCATTGAGATGATAAAAGCAGAAGCAGAAAAAACAATGGCGAGAGCATGATTGCATCGAGAATCTTTGAATGCTATGATTGAAAGACAAGCAAATGAAAAGGGGAAAAGAGATGACGAATGAGCAAAAGAAGAGACTTGAAGAAGCACTTGAGAGATACAACAAGACAGCAGATGCGCCGCTCGGAATGTGGAGTGTTGAGCAGATGATTGGAGACACAAGCAACCGAATGAGAGTCGAGTCAACAATCAAAGCAATCGAAAAAATGACAAAAGAAAACGAATGACGAAAAAGCAGGCGAGAGAAAATCTCGTCTTTTTTTGTGTCTATTCGCAACAAATTCTGTGGTATAATGGTTATATGGTCGAGAATTTGAGCATTTTTGACACATTTGACAAAAGGGAGAGAATGTGCATGAAGATTGCAATCAATGCAGGACACACAGCATCGGGCGCAGGATATGGCGCAGTGGGATTCTACAAAGAGAGCATCGAGACAAGAAAGATTGTGCAGGAATTGATTCCACTGCTCAAAATGAAAGGACACACTGTGATTGATGCGACAATTGACAGAGCATCGACACAACTTGACTATTTGCAGAAATCTGTTCAAATCGCAAACAAAGCGAAAGCAGACTTGTTTTTGACGATTCATCTCAATGCAGGCGGCGGACAAGGGTGCGAAGCATTCACTTGGAAAGGCGAGAAAGTCAAGCAAGCAGTCAACATCTGCAAGCAGCTCTGCGATGAGGGATTCAAGAATCGTGGAGTTAAAGACGGAAGCGGATTCTATGTCATAAAGCGCACAACGATGACTGCGATTCTGCTCGAAGTCTTTTTTCTTGACAATCGCAAAGACTGTGAATTGTATCGCAAAATCGGTGTCAAGCGAATTGCTCAATGCATTGCAGACGGCATTTCATGAGTCATTTTGACACAATTTTCGAAAAAGTATTGACAAAATGACTTTTTTGTGGTATAATGGCGGCGAGATAAAGGTGCAGAGATGACTGCGAACGGCAGACTGTTAAATGGCTTGAGGTTACAGCCTTTGTCTCAAATCAAAAAAGGAATGAAGAAAAATGGCAGGCAGAAAATCAAAATATGACGAATTTGTCAAGCCGCATCTCAATCAGATCACCGAGTGGGCGAGAAGTGGAGCAACTGAAAAAGAAATCAGTGTTGCACTTGGAATTGCTCTTTCGACTTTCAGTGATTATAAAAACAAATATTCGGAATTGTCGGATGCTTTACGCATGGGAAGACAGACAGTCATCTTGAATGTCAAAGCGGCACTCTACAAGAAAGCAATCGGCTTCGAGTATGAGGAAATGGAAGGTATCAAGAAAGAGGGCAAAGTGGTCTCGACAAAGATTGTCAAGAGATATGCTCCACCCGACACAACAGCCGCCGCAATGCTTCTTCGCAATTATGATGAAGCATACAGAGACAAAGACTCTGTGCAGACAGACTTCAAGAGACAAGAAATCGAAATCAAGAAAGCACTCGCAGAAGCGAACAATTTCGATGTTGATTTTGATTCATAATGTGAAACAGTGAACAAAGGAGAAAAATGATGTTCGACAGAAAATATTATGTTTTATGTGACTACAACTGCAAATTCGAGGGCATGACGAAAGAGCAGATTTTGACTGCAATCTCGCAAGCAGTTGAGACAGGCGAAATCAAAGATGTTGACACAGGATTTGTGCAGACGATAAAGACAATCAACGGAGTCGGCTTGAAATTCTTCATCGGAACACAAGCAGAATATGAAGTGTTGACGGAAGACGAGAAGCAGAATCTCTTCGCAATCATCACAAATGACACAACAAAAGAGAGCATCGAAAGCATTCTCGCAGAGCATGAGACTGAAATGAACAGTCTTGCAGAGTCTGTGAGCGGTCTTTCAGAGTCCTTGAGCGGAATCTTGAGCGCAGGACTGCTCAAAGGTGGAATTCAAAAAGATGACTTCGAATTTATTAACGAAAATGGCGGTTGGACTATTCCCGAAGGTTATGATCCATGCGGCAATTATTACAGTTATACAAGCGCAACGATTCGCACAATGTACGGAAGCGGCTCGGAAACAATTCATGGTTGGATTTTGAGAGGATTTCACATTGTTGATGATTACTATTTGCAATTGCTTTTGACTGCTGACAAGATATTCGTCAGAACAGGCTCAAAGTCATCAAGCGGCGAGCGCACATTCAGCACTTGGTTGCAAATTGCAGGCGATGCAATCACAGTTGCAAATGCATTAAACGCAACAAGCGCAATGAGTGCAAGTTATGCTGAACAATCAGCACTCTTGACAGCAGGCAGTTGGTTGACACTCGCAAGCAGTGCGACAAAAGGCACAATGGCTAATCATCAAGGCTTGGAGAGCGGCGGTGTGTATCTTATCAGTTGGCAAGAATCGTCAGGCGGTAATGTGAAGACAGGAATCGCAAACTTGTCAACAGGCTACACAACAATAGATGCTTTCAATGTCGGCAGTGTGTCAAACGGTGTTGCTGACATAAATCACTACACAATAGGAGTGACACCGACATATGTCATTTTGGGCAGTGATTCAGAGATTGACACAATCAAGAACATCAAAGCAAAGCGCATTGCATAAGGGGGCGAACAAATGGCATATGCAAACGGAAAAGAAGTCTTGTTTTCTCCTGTTGTGAATTATGGCTTTGACGAGGGAAAGCAAGCAGAATATGATGCGTTTTGGGACGCATATCAACAGAACGGCGCAAGGACGAATTATCAATGCGCTTTTGGCGGAAGCGGTTGGAATGTTGAAACTTTTAAGCCGAAATATGACATTGTGCCGACTGATGCAGTTATGATTTTTAGAAATAACGCAATGACAAATGATTTGGTTGAAATTCTTGAAAAGTTAGGTGTGAAACTTGATTTTTCAAATTGCACTAATATGCAATATGCTTTTTACTCTGCACAATTTGAAAGAGTTGGTGAAATAAAACTCAATCCAAAAGCGGCAGGAACAGAGCAAATGTTCAACATATCAAACATTACAACCGTTGACAAAATAGTGCTACCCGATAACAACACATTACCTCTCAATCTATCGACACAATGGTTGGTAAACATTGATTTTGAGGGTACAATTTATCGTAATTTCACGGCTACAAATGCGAGAGCTTTATCGGTACAAAGTGCCAAAAACGCAATCAATCATTTAGCAAATTACGCAGGTACAGAGAACGAGGGTGTTTACTCATTTAAGCTTAACGAAAACACATGGCTTGCATTTGACGGAACAGCACCAGACGGCAACACTTGGAAAAATTATGTGCAATCTCTCGGTTGGCTTATATAAAAAGGAGAAAAAACATGTCAACGATTACCTATGAAGATGTGAAACCGAAATATAAAAATACCACAATGCGAAAATTTCTCATTGACGGAATACACAAGCAATTTGAAATAAAAGCAGTTGACGGATATGTGTTGCACGACAACAGACACGATTCGAAAGAGATGAATCTTGAAACAATGGAAGAGACACTCAAACTCGGATTCACAACAGCATCAGTGTCATGCCGTCATGATTATGACTTCGAAGCAAATCCGTTTGGATTCTATGCTGTGAAAGAGTAAAGGAGAGCAACAAGATGAAAAAGATTGATTGGATTCGCAAACTAACTTCACGCAAATTTTGGCTTGCAGTTGTCGGCTTGGTGTCGGGACTCATTCTCGCATTCAATGGCTCTGCTGAAACAGTTGAGACTGTCAGCGGTTGCATCATGTCAGTTGCTTCTGTGATTGCATATGCGATTGGCGAGGGATTGTCTGATTCAGCAAACAAGAACACCGAGACAGAAAAGACAGAAGAAAAGACAGAAGAGTGATGTTCACTTCCCTCTCGCAATTCTACAACTCGGACATTTGGCGAAAATTTCGAGCAGGATTGATTGCCGAAAGAACGAGCGCAGACGGCATTCTCTATTGTGAATATAGCAGAAAGCCGCTTCTCAATTCATTTGACATTGTAGCGCATCACAAGACACCTCTGACGATGAACAATGTCAATGACTTCTCAATCAGTCTGAATCCCGAAAACATCATGCTTGTCTCACAGCAAGCACACAATGAATTGCACTCTCGCTTCGGATATTGCGCACAGCGAAAAGTCTATCTTGTACACGGTGCGCCATGTTCGGGCAAGACATCATTTGTGAATAACATCAAAGGCAACAGTGATCTGATTGTTGACATTGATTCTGTTTGGGAATGCATCACAGGCAAGAGATATGAAAAGCCGAACGCACTCAAAACAAACGCATTCACATTGAGAGACTGCTTGCTTGATATGGTAAAGACAAGAGCAGGCAAATGGGAGAGAGCATTCATCATTGAGAGTGCGCCACGCAAGAGCGAGAGAGACAGAAAGATTCAATTGCTCGGTGCTGAATGCATACACATTGACACATCAAGAGAAGTGTGCATCGAAAGACTATACAAAGACGAAAACAGAAGAGATGTGCGTGAGCAGTGGCTCAAATACATCGATGATTATTTCAAAGCATATCAGCAGTGACAGAGTTTTTCAAAGAGTTTTTCTCTGTTGCTTGATGATATATCTTCCTTTCTATACCGACAGCAGAGCGGTGAATGAATACTCTGCTTTCCTATGCAGGCATAGCACAACAGGCTGTGCGCTTGACTTGTAATCAAGAGGTTGTGTGTTCGACTCACACTGTCTGCTCCATGCTTTAATCATAAGAAGCACCTCCGAAAAGCAAAAAAACATAATGGCAACAGAGCAGTGATGTTTCTCTTCCTGCCAGAAGAGTTTTTCAGACTGCTCATTCTACTGCTCAACACGGAAAGATGTTTGTGAAAGCAAACACTGCGAGAGATTTCATTCATTGGAATCTCTCAACTTAAAAAAACAATCCCCCCATTGAAGCGGAAAAGGATTTTTGATTTCATAC